TGCGACGTGCAGTAATTGATTTTAAGAAGATAACTGTACAAGTTCGCAACAAGTTGCCTGAGTTATTTAAGATGGCAGCGCCCCTTGGAGAAGTAGAGACAGTGAGTGGACTCATAGGGATTAAGTTTATTGATCCAATGAATTTCACAACGTCTCCTGGATACCCATTTTCTGGACCCAAGATAGAGAAGACTGATGAGCTCGACCCTGAAGATTATCCACACGTTGGTCGCCCTAGGACTTTTAAGCCAGAAGTTTGGCATGAAGTTCAAAAGGCTCGTGAGATATTGCTCTCTGGACAGCGTTTTTACGCTCTTTGGAAAGCTTGTTTGAAGGATGAGGCTACGAAGTTAACGAAAGACAAGGTCAGAGTTTTCCAAAGTGCACCTCTTGTGATTCAAATTTTAGTGCGAATGTATTTCCTACCCATTGTGAGGATCATTCAGCTGAACCCAATAGCTTTTGAATGTGCTGTTGGCGTTAATGCTGAGGGTCCAGAGTGGCAGGAATTGTGGGATGCAGCAATGAGTAAAGGTGCTGATAGGGTATTAGCCGGTGACTATAAGTCATACGATGCTAGAATGCCTGCTCAGTGCAGTATTGCGGCTTTTGACATTCTCATTGATATAGCTGAACAATGTGGAGGTTATACTGAAGAAGATCTCAGATTGATGAAAGCTATGGTGCATGAGGTGGTTTATCCAATCCTTGTGTACAATGGTGATCTCATACAACTCTTTGGAACCAATCCATCTGGACAGAATTTGACTGTAATTATAAATTGTATTGTAAATTCGCTATTCCTGCGGAGCTGTTTCTTCGACATTTATCCCGAGAAAGACTTTAAAGAAGAATGTTCTTTTCTCACGTATGGTGATGATGTCATTGGGACTGTCTCTGAAAACTGCAAACGGTTCAATCACATGACTTATGCTGCATGGTTGAAGAAGCGTGATATCACGCTAACTATGCCAGACAAGGAAGCTGAACCTGTACCGTTTTTGAATGAACTTGAGGTAGATTTCCTAAAGAGAAAATGTAGGTACAATCCTGACCTTGGAATGAAGGTTGGATTGCTTGATGAAGACTCGATCTATAAGAGACTCCATAACCACATATTGTCTAAGGAACTCACCCTTGAGGAACACAGCGCACAGAATATTGAAACCTCCTTGCACGACTGGTTCTTTTATGGACGGGATGTGTTCGAGGACCGTAGAAGTAAACTGCGAGCTGTAGCCCGAGAAGCAGGTATTTTGCACATGTGCTCTGCACTTGACATTTCATATGATAAGAGAGTGTTGAAGTGGCGTGTGAAATATTTGGATGAATACCCGGATCTCGAGCTCGATGAATATGATGAATCGAGCCCTTACGCAGTCCTCAATTAGAGTTCTGCTTTTGTCACTTGCGGGGTTTCAACCCCATCTCGTGATTGCTTTTGACTTATTTAGCTCTTTAGAAATAAGTGTCCAGTTAGTCATACTGGATTCCACGGAAAAGCAAAAAACTGCGTGCACCTGGATGACCCATTGTATATAATAAGTGTTTGGTCTTGTTTTTGAATGAGGCTTTTGTACGTATGGATGTTCTTTGAACTACCCCTATTTAGGGGAGGGATGCCACCCGCAAAACCAAACACATTCACTTTCCTCTAGGCGGGGGACTGTGACATGTAAATAAATTAGCCTACTACACGTTTTAATAATAACAATTTTGACAGAGATGTTGGGGAATCCTCCAACACTCATTTGACAGTGGTGCAGGAGTCGGATGACTCGCTGTATCCAACAATCCTAGAGGTGTTAATGTATATGCGCCATTATGGAATTAATCCCAACCGTTTTGACAAACTGTGGCATAGGTACCGTTTGGTACTTGGTGCCAGAGTTTCACGATTCGATGGTGTGTCTATTCCGCCGCATCGCGCTCCGAGCCCTATAAGCATTTTTGATGCGCCAGTGCTCACGCCTCAGAGTGGATCACTTGGTGAGTCTGTTTTCAAAAACGGATCAACCACCCAGCAAAATGTGACTTTTGCTGATGAGTATGAACCATACTCACAAGATATTTCGGGACCTATGGATCCTACACGACACGTACATGATGATAGTTCTGTACCTTTAGAACAATTCTTCTCACGTCCAGTGAAGATCGCCGAATATTCTTGGAGCCCATCTATAGCTTTGAATGCTGAATTCGACCCCTGGAGCTTGTTCTTTGATAACCCTAGGGTCGCAAATCGTATTGCAAATTACAAACTTCTTCGTGCAAACTTAAAAGTTAAAGCTGTGATTAATGGGAATGGTTTTTACTATGGGAAGTTAATGATGAGCTATTGGCCCCTCGCGTATTATGACAACACATCAGAGTATGGTGGTCTTAATGAATGGGGCCTGATTGCAGCTAGTCAACTACCCAGGGTGTTCTTATGCCCAACCACTTCGCTTGGCGGTGAAATGAAACTTCCGATGTTTTGGCATCTGGATTATTTTGATATTCCTAAGAGTGAGTGGAATCAAGCTGGAAAAATACTATTGCGTACTTTGACCAACCTCAAACATGCTAATGGTGCAAGTGCTGCTATCAGTATTACAATATTTGCATGGGCAGAGGATGTCCATTTGAGTGTGCCTACGTCGAACGAACCTTCCGTGTTACAACCTCAATCTGGAGAGATTGATGAAGCGAACGCGAAGGGTACCATTAGTGGGCCCGCAACAACTGTTGCAAAGTATGCTGCATATTTTTCCGGCATTCCTTACATAGGACCTTTTGCGAAAGCGACGCAAATTGGATCAAATGCCGTGGCAGGAATGGCAAAGATTTTTGGATATTCTCGTCCTGCTATTACTGCTACACCGGCACCAATGAAACCATCTCCTATTGCATCCCTTGCATTGACGAATGTACCAGATACGTCTGCAAAATTGACGGTTGATGACAAACAGGAGTTGACTATAGATCCGCGCATTGCTGGTATTTCAGGAGTTGATCCCATGAATATTTTGACCATAGCTAAAAAGGAAACCTATCTTACTACGTTTGATTGGCAATTAGCTTCTGGTCCCGATGCACTACTATGGAATATTCGTGTTGATCCTGTTATCTCCCGGAAACAGAATACCTCCCCCCCACGCTTTTGGCTCCCAGCCATTTCTTATGCTGCATTGCCTTTTGCGTATTGGAGAGGAACGATTAAGTACCGTTTTCAGATTGTGTGTTCTGCTTTCCACAAGGGTAGACTGAAGATTGTTTACGACCCCGATTTTATAGCTGATACTAGCTATGCTGGTTTCTCGGAATTTAACACCAACTATATGCGAATAGTTGATATTTCAGAGGAACAGGACTTTACGATTGAAGTCGGGGGTGCACAAGATATGACCTTCCGTCGCCATTTTCTACCAGCTACTGATTCTGAGACTGAGATGTTGTCCACTACACGGTATACGAGTGTGGGTGACGTTGGAAAGTCCAATGGTGTTTTAGGTGTTATCGTACTTAACTCTCTAGCGGTCCCTAATGATGAGACAAACAATGATATCAAAATCAATGTGTTTATATCTGCAGGGGACGACTTTGAAGTTGCTGCACCAGACGACTATTTTCAGCGCTTTACGCTCATGCCGCAAAGTGGTATCTTGGCACCGCAATCTGGAGAAATGAATCCCAATTCCGTACCAATTGATGAGACAAGTGCTCCTGAGCACAATACGTCGCAAGTTGTTGGTTTACCTCCCAATAAAGACACGAACGTTAATGATGTCTTCTTTGGTGAGGCCGTATCTTCTTTCCGCACTATAGCAAAACGTTTCAACATGTGGAGTAATATCCCGAAGACTAGTGTTGATGCTTGTATTAATTCAGGCAGGTATAATATGTATCCGTACTTTAGAGGATACTTTACCGATGCTGTTGATATGGATGTGAATGCTGACAAGTACAACTATTGCAACACTATCTTCCTCCATTGGTTGATGTGGGGTTTTAGTGGATATCGAGGATCTGTTAGGTACAAATTGTTGCCTATGGGCAGTGTTATGTTACGAGATAGGATTGACATTGAACGCGTCACACCTTACTATGACACTATCGCCTATGGTACCAATGTGTCCATACAGCAACTTGAAGCCACTGAGACCATTTCACGATATAATTTCGTTGGAAAATACGTCGGACCAGACCTGGATTTAGATAGACATTTGACTGGAACTAAAGGAGAAGCCATTGCAACCACGTACGTTAATGGTTGTTTGGAATTCGAAGTTCCCTACTATAGTCAGTATCGCTTTGTTCCTGGAAAGTGGAAGAATTTGACCAGTGACATTTTGCACAGAGGCGCCTGGGATTATCGTGCCTACTTCGGAGAAGATGGTTTCAAATCTCACAACGCACATTGGGTTATTTACGCTGCTGCGGGAGAGGACTTTCAGACGTACATGTTTACTGGATGTCCACCGCTGAGATATGAACCGACACCACCTTCACCCTATGTACCGCCATAGCTTGCCCAGTTCTTTTGGGCTTTGGGGACAGACACCCCTAACTAACTAAATGTAGTTTAGAGCGAACTAGCAGGAAATATCGCTTTACCATTCGGTGGCCGAATGGGGAGAGAACATTGTTTCTCTCTGGACTATGCCGTATTTGATTTTGTGAACAAAATTTTTACCATGGCGTAGTCCATGGGTTTTTCTAGGTCACACTTTTAATTAGCGTAGTCCACGTTGATCACACAAAGTGATTAGCAGATGGACATGGGTACTATTATTTGCGCCATGTCCTACGCGG